ACTATTAATGAATCTTTGATATAAGTAATATTACTATCTGGATCATGTTCGATGATAGGTAAAGTAGTAGTGTACTTTGTCACTTCGATATAAACAGTATCAGTTTCAATAACAACAGGTTCCATTGAAAGGTTTTCAATAGAGTCTGTAAAGGCAATAAAAGCATTTAAAGAGTCTATAGCTGATTTATTTACAATTATCTTACCATCCGGAAGAGAACTACATGAACGAATTATAAACCCTCCTAATACGAGTCCTAATAATACTGCAAACAAATATCCTAATATATTACTCTTTGCCATTCTCTTCTATTTCTTTCTGTTTTGTTTTATTCCAGCCTACGCCCGTAAGAACCGCAGCAATACCACCAGCAAATACACCCATTGTCGCCCAATCTGGTTCCTGCTTATCAATCGTTTTCATTACAATATAAAATGCAATAGCCATAAAGGTTATGAACATTGCCAGTGAAGTAATAACGAGACTAAATCTCATTGCTGAGTCTTTAATTATATTCATAGTTTAAGGATTTATCAGTTCCAAATGAGGAGCATCCACAAGACTATTATCACTAAAATCTCCATCCATATCCCAATCATTTCCCCATCGAAGTTTATGAGAAATTTTTCCTTCTGCATATAAAACTTCTGCAACCATCATAGCTGTTCCTGCGATATATGCAAGTTGAGTATGGTTCCAAGAGAGATGAGGTTTTCCTGATACATAAGCACAGACATCTATTGCACGAGAAGGATCGTAATTATGTTTTCCTTTTTTCTTATAACCATCAATATTGGTTATAACTTTACTTTTATTTACAATTTTCCATACTCCGTCACCTGTTTTTTCTCTTCCCTTTTTGTAATATTCAAACTGTTTTGAAGGAGCACGATGACCTTCTACAAGCGTGATGTCTACAACACAGTATTCTAATATTCCATCTATTATCAACTGTAAATCATTGTGAAGAGTCTGATATATTTCTCTTCCTTTTTTACTAAGTATATGAGCCATTCTTAGCCTCCTTTTGTTAATAAGTATATTATTAATGCTATTGTTACAGGAACCATAGCTGCTAAAGCTCCGGTTATACCTGCTCTAATAGTCATTTTAGTTTGTATTATTTTAATCTCCGTTCTAAGTTTATGGATATTATCACGGTTATCAGCCGATTCATCCTTATTCTCTTCAAGAGTCTTTATAACATAGTTTGCCCAATCTCTCCAACTTGAATACTTACTTGTCATTTTCAGGTAGTGTATAATCCGTTCTTCGAGGAATACTTATGTTTATTGCCCATGAGTCTTCTAAAGCGACTGCTCCAAATTCTGCATTATCCGGAATACGCAGACTGTCTCCTACTTTGAGAACCTTCTTTTTCTTTCCAATATGTATTTCAATTTTTCCTTCAAATACAGATACGATTGTAACAACTTCTGGTTTGTTTATAGGAAAAATAGAACCTTTGGAAATAAATATTTTTGTTACAGCTATGGATTTATCACTCAAAAGAGTTACTCCAAAGCATTTTCCACCTTCTACACCATATTCAATAAGATTATTCTCAGTGAAATTAACAAAATTATCAAAGTCGATAACTCTTGGAAGATTGTTAGTCATCTCTTTTAAGACTTCAAGTGTGTCTTCCATAGTGCTTATAATGAGGTTAAAATTAGATGTATAGAAAAAAAGGGAACATGGGCATCCATGCTCCCTTCTACAAAGGATATATGTGGTTATTAGGTCAGGTTAGCAGCCTGAGTTACATAAGTCACACTTGCGGCAGTAAACAGAAGCTCTTGAACAGCAGCTACATCAGCAGCTACAGCATTAGAAGAAACCCTCCATGCAATCATCAGAGCTTTTGGAGACTCAGTTGGAGTTCCTTGTGCAGCTTCGAGTGTATGTTTAAATTCGATAACCTGAATATCATACAGTCCACCACTTCCTGCTTCTGCATCAGCACGATTCACAACACCTTCTTCAGGGAATCCACGATACATGGATTCATCATGTTGAAGTTCAAACTCTAGGTTTGCAACATAATCACCTGTTCCAACTCCGGGATAACCTGCGGTAGAGGCAATATCAGAAGGAGCAGCATCGGCAAAGTCAATCTGAGTTTCCCAAAACATGAGATTTGACCAGAAATGACCTTTCTTAAATTCACGATTCACACCTTGAATCTTCACACCATAATCTGCTGCTTGGGCAGTTGCACCTATAACACGACCAACAGTAGCGTTGGCAACGGTTGCAGTTGCTCCCTGAAATGCATGGTCCAAAGTTGCAGTTTCAGTAGGTACATCAATAGCAGTTACACGGTACATGGATTCAGTCTTACCATCACTTACTGCAAGCAAGTCACCTACCAGAAGAATAGCATTGGTTGTTGCATCATCAATAGCTGTTCCAAATACAGCATATTTGCTCCCTTTGGTAAAGGTAACAGAACCTGCACCTGTACCGAGATCGACATTTGCTCCACTGTTAGTTACTCCAAAAGTGAGGTCTTGCTCAGTTTCACGAGAGTAATTTGCAATCAGACTGTTTACAAGTCCTTCAGCAATAGCCCATTGAGTATAACTTGTAGCTAGAGAATTAGACTTATAAAATCCTTCCTTGATCTTCTGTTGCATAAAACCAGCAGTAGTCTTGTCAAGAATGTTCAAACGGATAGTATAGATGTTAGAAGCAGCTCCGTCAATGGAACCTGTTGTACCATTCGATCCAACATAATCGACTTGCTGAGTTTCAGCAGCAGCAGCCGTAATAGAATACGTCCTCAAATTGTTTTTGAGGTCTATAATATCTGACCAGATTAACTGAGTACCACTACGTTGTGCATACTTGATCAGCCCATTAACGGCAGCAGTTGTTCCATCCAGATAGCGATTAAATTGGTCTGTGATAACTATCTCACCGTCAGCTAACTGAGTATACGCAACAATAGGGTCTAAATCAGTTAAAGCGGTTAAGGATACATCAGCACCAATTAACATTTGAGTTACATTTCTAATTGTGTCCATTTCTATATGGTATTAAGTTAAAAAATAAGTTATTTCTGTTGTTCTTGTTGTTCTTGTACAGAGCTAATCTGAAACCCTGTTTGATCTTGAAGTGCAGCATAAGCCAATTTAATAGCTTTGTCTACAATTTCACGATGGATAATTGGATCAAGCTCACAATCAAGACCTGTTGTATCATAGTCAGCAAAATATACTCCGTCAATACTTCCATCTACTGTAGTATAAGTACTATCTACAATAATTATAGGTCTCGGTCTTCGATCAAAATGTATATGTACATCATCCATTGTATACGTACCATCAGTAATATATTCATGAATGATTCTGTTAATATCTGTATATTCTATTCTCCAAACCTTTTCAACACTAGGCTTCTTAAAAGGATTATCCTTATTTGCATGATAAAAATCATCATCAATAGGCTCTACATCAAGGTCTTCAATATTATTTCCTGCTACTCTTCCATAATAAAAGTTGTCTGATCCTACATCAATATCAGCTCTTTCATTACGAACTTTTAAAACAGGATACGTATGAATTTCCGTAGTAGCATTTCCCGTTCCATTAACAATGGGAGTTTCACTAGATAAAGTTAAAGTTCCTGCTACAATATTTATTACAACATAAGTTCCATCACTAGTATTACCTACAGAATTTACTACAGTAATTTCATCCCCGATTCTAATTCCAGATGTTAAAAATCCACTACCACTATCAGTAATTGTATCCGGATTAGTGAATGTTAATGCTGTACCTCCTGAATAAATATTCCTAAGTTGAGCAAGTTCACCATTAGGATAAGTACCATTAGTAAAAACTCCAACATTAATTACCTGTCGAAGTCTCGACAAAGCCTTTCTATTTTTCTCATCATTTGCACTAGCTTCAAATAACTCATATACAATGATTTCCTGTGCTCTGGTGAGAAACGTAGAAATCTCCTTTGGTTCATATCCGGGAGCATCGAAATTGGTTATTTTATCATAACCAACCTCGAACTCATAATTCATCTGATCTGCGGTCATATAGCTTTTATTTAGCTAACTCTATTTGGTTTTTTAAGCGTAAATACTCACCTTGATTCTTATCGTCTTTCAACCATTGTACTGCCTGAAATAGAGATTTTCCAACTGGAACACCATCAGCAGTTTCAATGTTTCCACCACCTATAAATTTAAGTGCTGCAACTTTTAATCCTCGATGAATAATGAGCTTAAATTCATAATTTTCTGTATCATCAATGATTATACATACTCCTTCAAGATCAGATTCAATCAAATCCTGAATTTCTGAGTAGTAGAAATCCTTGTTTGAGTCTTCAGAAGGTCGCTTGCTCTTAGCATTTTCAAGATAATAAATTGTCAAAAAATCATACATTGCATCACTTGACGAATCTATTTTGCTAAGATGTTTATAAGCTTTCTTCATCATGTCAGCCTTCTTGATTTTCTCAATGTACTGTTGTCCTTCATGTTGTAGAGCAATACGATAAGTACCACTATATAATCTCTTATCCCATTCAGGTGCTACAAGTCCACCATCAGCAGCAGAATTTGCAAGCAACACTTTATAACTTATATAATCCATTGGAACACTCAGGTTCAATGTCATAAGAACAGTTTTATCTGTTACAATATCATCACTCTTACGAACATGAACAGCAAAAGTATGCCAAAAATTATCAGTCTTTTTATAAGGATTTAAATCTCCTATTTCAAAATCAAGACCTGCTTCTGTTTCAAAGAACCTTCTTTCTTCCTTTGTTAAAGGATCATGTAGTCTTCCTGTGTTTTTATCCATAGGAACTACAATTCTTAGACCTGTGTGATCGTACATAAACGATCCAGAGTGTCCATCGGGAAGCCAACGCCCACTACGGAGTATTGGCTTCACATGAACTTTAGTATTTGGTAAAGTGAATATTACCTCTTTCTCTTTTACCTTCTTTGGTGCTGATGCAGTTTTAACTTCTGCTACAGCAGATTCGCCATTTTCAGTTTTAGCCATTTTCTTCTTCTTTTAAAATGTCAATGAACTATATTAATTAAAGTATGATTGGTTTGTACGTTGCTGTACGAGTGGGATCATAAACGATTGCTCCACCAGTGTAAGCTCTGTGTTCAGTCCAAGCATCCTTAGGATTACTCATAATCCTATTGGTTTTGCCGATAGTGAAAGGATCACGCAGTCCGGGTTCATAACCACGAATGTCTCCAAACTTGGCTAGAGCTACTTTCTGAATGTTCGGTCTTCCATCGGAAGTACCCATGTTAAGGATTTCATATACTCGTGATTCAGCAAGACCTTGACCTCCGGGGAAGTAAATCTTGTTACGAGCAAAATCATCTTTCAAGGCATCGTGTACGATATTAACCTTGATACCGTTAGGTCCAATATACTCCAAGAACTGACCACGGAATCCCATAGTGTTTCCACTCTTAGAATAAATCCGATAGTTATCTCTTGCAGGAATATACAGTGCAGTATAATCTTCAAGGGCTTCTGAGAACTGATACATTCCCCATTCTCCGGTTAATACAGTCACCTCACGCTGACCCATAACAATCTTACCTACAGTAAGATCAAGTAGCATTTCAGTGAATTTCTTAATGTCGAATGAGTTGTATGTATTGTAGTTAGCAGCTTCCATCTGTTGCTTAATACCAGCACCCATTTGGATTACTCGACCTGATTTACCACGCTGCATGTATTTCCCATCGGAAGTTTTGTTGGTAGTCGAGTACATAATCATGTGATTGATCTCGTCCTGATACTGCATTTCCAGCTCATACGAGCGATAATCCATCCATGTAGTCATCATCTTCTTTGACACAGGGTCAACCCAAGAAAACTTAACCGGACGTTCTATCATATTACCGGGAATGGTATCTTGCATACGGATCATGGTAAATGCGTTCATCATCTTATAAGGGAACGTATAATGAACACCTCCACCTTTAACTGACAATTCTTTCTCAACTAGTGAGAAATCCTTGCTGAAACGCTTACCCTGTACTATCTCATCGTAAGGAATAAACAGATCAGCATCACCTGTCATAAGGCGACATCTGTATCTCCACAGACCACCTACATTTGCAGGATCATCAAGGACTTGAATTGGATAAATCTCATTCCGTTCTCCAACGATCACATTTACATCAGTAAAATATGCTTCGTTGAAATACAGATAAAATTCTCCGAAATTCAATCCAGCTCTGTCTGTAGCAGTAAGTGCGGTTCCAAGAATAACTTCAGCTTTTGCCAGAGGGATATTTTTCTTACCATTGGTAGTAATATCCCAAGTGAAATCATCATCACTCTGAAGTGTTAAAGTTGGAAACTGATTCAAATAAGCGTTCACCGTTGCTCCTAAATTAGCCTGATGGATCATAGTAGCAACCTTAGACGCTTGTTGAGGCTCAATACCAAAACGATAGCCTAAGTGCGACTTAGTTACCAATCCGGTTATGTCCTCAGATTCATAAAGTTGAAATGGTGAAATTCTCATTTTACCTTAATTTTAAGGGGTTATTAAAATATTTTAAAGTCTACCGAAAGCCTTACCGAACTCATCAATCTCATCATCAGAGACTTGTGGAACTTTGGGCTTTCCTGC